CATCAAAAGCATTGTCTATGTTTGCATCGTAATAATGCTTGAAAATCTTGTTATTATTGTTTGAAGCTGGAACGGTAAACGACTTCGCATAATCGGTTGTATTTTTTGTAATATCATTAACATTAGCAATAGAACTATTTAGCTCTATGCTTTCGTCTTGGAACAAATCCAATAAATCATTTTCGATATATATTTTAAGCATTGTTTATCTCGTTAAATGCGTACTCAAACTCGATTTCATAATTAATCAAACGGTCTTTTTGCCTTGACTTATATTCTAAACTTTTGCTACCTAATTTCAAAGGCGTATAGGTTCCATTTTTGTAACTCCAAACCCTCTCGGATAGCATCAACTGTTTAAATGTTTCGTTCATAGCTTCGCTTACAAAACCGCTATTCATTTTAAACTTTGATTTTCCTTGAACGTTGTAAGTTACAAATTGATGGTTGCCGAATAATGGTTGCCCTCGGTCGCTTTCAAACTCTTCGCTTGTAATGTTTAAACTTTCTGTTTTGGCTTTGAAAAACGTTAAAAATTGTAATGCACCCTCTTTATTTTGAAAGGCAATATCTAAGGGCGTGTATCGGCATTCGTCTTGAATAAGCAAGGTGATAGTTTCACTATTAAAACTAATTTCTATATATTCATCCGTCACGGCTTCGCTAACATCTACAAAGATATTCTTTACCATTTCGCCACTTTTGATGGAAGTAGGCTCTTCGATTGAATAGTCTATTTCGTTATTTGGATAGGATTTTACTGTTATCATGGGGTGCAAGGTATTACTCCATAGCTGGAAATTATTTCTTTATAAGCAATTGGCACACATTCTGGCGCATAAATATCTTGAACAACAACTTGATTAAATTCATTAATATAAGTTATTTGCGCTGGGGCATAATTTTCATCGGCTGTAAAATATTCAGTAGTCAAAGTACCAGCCTCGGTAACATTTAAAGTAACAGTTCCCGTGCTTGTATTAGAAGCGCTATCTGTAATGGTATAGGTAAATGTTTCACCACTTTCAATTACTCCATTTGGCGTAAAAGTCAGTTTACTTCCCGAGCCTGTTATGGCGATACTTCCCGTTGTGATCCCTGTGGTATTAATAGCTGTGATTGTTGTAGGCGTTACTCCCAAGGCATCGTTTGCCAATACCATTAAATCTATAACATCAGCATTGTTCAAATTATACGTTTCATTTACTGCTGTTGGTAAAGCTGGCACCGCACTAATATTCAAAGTAACCGTTGCAGTATCTTGATTCAAAAGACTATCTTGTATCGTATAAGTGAAAGTCTGTGGTGTTGTAAATGCCGTGCCTTTTGTAAACTTTACCGTACTACCAACTATTGACAAAGTGCCAACACTCGCTGGCATTGTAGTTGTGATTCCAATTATTGACGTTGGAGCAAATCCTAGATTATCGTTTGTCAAAACGTTTATGATTGTATCTTGAAAGAAAATGCCAACTGTTTCATTAACTGCGTTTATTGTCGAAGTTGGCTCTAAGACTTTGATTGGTAAATTGAAAACTCCATCACGGTTTACTTTAAATTCCAATCCTTGCATTAAGATTCTGTTCACGGGTATATCAGGATTCTGCCCCTCCATTCCATAACCATAACCACGAACTACCAAGTTAATAGTCTGTAACTCTTCAATCGTGGAACTATCATAAGTAACAGAGGTCTTGCACCAACGCTGGTTGCTCTCATTCGGTGCGAAGTCTATAAAGTCGTTTATTAAACGTGCAATGTTAATCTTATCGCTACCAGTGGAGATTGTCGGATTGGTTTTTGTCATCGAATAACTTGCAACGGATGGAACTGCAGATTTTAATCCGTCCCAAACGTAAATCTTTAATGTATATTTCGAACAAGTAATTCCCGTCAAAGGACTGACAAAGGGAATAGTGACGTAATATGGCGATAGTGTTTTTATCATTTTAATCTTACTTTTAATTGTTCTTCTACTTCCAAGGCATAAGCTGCATATATGTCGTCGGGAACTCTTTTAAAAGCTTGTTCAAAAGGCTTGGTAAAAAAGTTTGTCGTTTCTAATCCTTTGTTCCAAATAGAACGTATAATTAAAAATGCTGTCGCTTTGTATGATAGGAACTGTTTTGTTTTTCTATCTTGAAATTGTATTCTTTTACGTGCAACCCAACCGTTAATGCCTTTTGTAAGCCCTCCGCTTTTGCCTGTTCCTGTGCCAAACTTAAAAGGACTGTTCGGGGCTTTTGCACTACTTGAAACTCCTTTTACTCCTTTATCTACAAACTGCCAATAATCATTCGCTGTGCCAAAATCAAAAGTTAAAGTAGTAGCATCTTTTTCTTTTGTAACTTCAAACTTTACACCGTTGTATAAATTAGAAGTATCTTTTTTCTTTTTCTTTGAAAGATTAGATTTCGATTGCTGGACTACATACTTGCCAAACTTTTCTAATTCATTGACTACTGACATAGGTTAATAGTTGTATTTGGCACTTCTACTGAAAAGGTTAATCTTGCACCGTCTAATAGTTTTGGCGCTTCAAAACTCCCCAATTCAAACGTTGGGTTTTCACTTGCTGTTATATTATTTTCCTCAAAATCAATATACATTTTATTCCAAAGTCTATTCAAAACCGCAATAGCTAAATTATGATTGTCCACTTCATTATCGTTTCCCCAAAAGTCATCCGTTTGAATTTCTTTGCTAATGTTTCTAATATCGAAACAAGATAATTCTACATTGAAATTTACAGTACTTCCATTTGTAAACCCTCCAGATTCTATGATTACATTAACCAAAGGGAATATTGTTTCCTTTGCCAAATCTTGCTTTTTGGTAACTTTATTGACTTGGCTATCCACCTCGGCAAGTTCTTTAATGTATCTGTAAAGTTCTGTTAGTTGGTTCATAATTCAATAGTATTGCTATTCTTATTCATAATTTTATGTTTCAATTTTTGTGCATCAATTTTGTGGGCCAGGAATAAATGAAATTCGTGAATGTTTGTTTTTAAAACTTTATCCAACTTCCAAATTTTGCCTTTACACATTTCAAAAATCGTTGCATCCCACCCCCATTTTTTGAAGTAGTCGCTGGCGTGTTTTCCCTCGCTTGTTCCTCCGTTGTATATTTCTGGGTATATTCTATTAATTCGTTCGCTAAATTCGAAAAAAAAACAAGCGCACCGTTTACAATTGATAAAGGCATGTACTTCATTACCTCCGCTCTTTTCTCCGTTCCGTTGTACTCAACTATCTTGTAATTGTTTCCCACTTTGCTTTTAATCGGTCTGAAAAGTACCGCCATTAACTTGTGCATTTCTGCTACATCTTGACTGTACAAAGTTAAATCACGATATTCTCCCGCTGTAATTTTGTCAAAGTTTGGAATAAAACCGAACTCAACATCTTTGATTTTAAATGTAGGTTGAAATTCCGTTGTTTGCTCTAATGCTTTATCAATTAAAATTAATATTTCACTATAATCCTTTTGACTTAATAAAGGTATTCTTTTACGATCCAACCCGGTAAAAATTTCAATCTTTCTAACGTTGAATTGTTCGTCCGTCAAGTCAGTTCGTTTCAAAAGTAAATCATACTTTTGGAACTGGTGCAACGCTATATCGTTTATTGATTCTGGAATAGTTATTCTCATATTTATATAATGAAAAAAAGGTTATTTTGTTTTATCTAATATCGAAATTATATCCACCGCTTAAATTGTAAGTAACATTATATCGGATTGCATCGAGCGCGTGATTCCACATATCGCAGTATAACTTAGAGCCTTTATCCGTGTACACATAATTGTTTAATTCTTTACCTATATTTTCTCCCTCAATTATTAATTGATAATCTTTCATCAACTCCACGCCTACATTGATACTTCCTGCGCCTTTTGTCGTGCCAATTATCCTATTGCCTAACTTTGCCAATTCATCAATCAAACGAGGCTCTGCGCTATCCGCTACGATTAACTTTCCTTTTGTGATTGTGTTGTTTATTTGCGCTATTTCCGACGTTGTTAATTTCGGTTTGTAAAGATGTTCCTTGCAGTAAATTATTTTTTTCTTTTTGTCGATTGCAACCTCTACTAATGTTGTAGGGTCTATTGAAAAACCGTAATCTTGCCCGAAACTTGTCTGTAAATTATCCGGATTGAAAGTACCGTATTGCCAATTAGTGAAAACCACTCCCTCGGCTTTGTCAAGCCAAGCACCAAGATATTTATGTAGGTATTTTTTAGGGTCTGAAAGTTTTATTTCTTCAATCTTTTCTAAAATACTTTCGCTTAAATAATCCTTTGCAATATGGTATGTAGTGTGTATTGACTCAACGTTTTTATGATTTGAAGTAATAACATCGAAGCCCTCAATATTTAAAACCTTTGGTGTTTTATCGACCCATCTTTTATGAATAAAGTGGTCGATAGTACTAGGATTTTGAATCCAGATAACACGGTTTTGTTTCTCGTTTGTTCTAATTGAATCGTCAATATCATCAAAGGTTTTTTCATCTTTAAAATCTTCGCCCTCGTCAATTACCCAAGTCGTAATTCCAGCTAATGATTTTAAGTTTGCTGTTTGATCTCCGCTCGAAGTTTTTATTCCACTAAACAAAATAAAAGAACCTGTTATTTTATTTGTGATTTTACTATTGGTAATTATAAAATCATTAATAGAACCGTTCCTTGTTGCAACTATTTTAAATTCTGGAATGATTGACTTTTCAGCCGAGGTCATTGTATATCGAGTTACTAAAATCCCGTGACCTTTATCGTATGTAAGCCGTGAAATAAAATCGTGAACGGACGTGGATTTTAAAGAACCACGTCCGCCAGTAATAAAGAAGTATCTTTTCTTTGAAGTATAAAGAGGTTTGAACGCTTCATTAATCTTGTACATCTGTTGTTGTCCAATCTATTGGTTTGATTGATATTTCATTCTTATTAGTATTCTCACTTTCAACAAATTGCATTGATAATTTTCTCAACTCTTCAGGACTTGCGATCAATTTCATTAATGCCATCTGTAGTGCAGGAGCGTTCGAAGTGTACCATTTAGAGCGCATAGAAACTTTTAAGGTGGTACGGTTTACTTCTAATAACTCTTTTAGCTCGTTCAGTTGGTTAGAATCGGGTGGAAACATATCATAAAATGTAGGTTTTGCACAAGGCAAAAAAGCAACAATATCCTCCACAAAAAACAACTTGTGTTTGACTATCATTTCCTTTGCCTGTTCAAATATTTTCTTGCGGTCGTATGCCATTGTTTAAAATTTTAGGTGCTATATTATTCCAACTTATTCGATGATGCCATAAAGCCCCTCTTTTTGTATTATGCCTGTTAATAGTTAATTTAGCGTTATTCGGGTCTTGTAATACACTTCCAAAAGATTTTCTATAACTTCTATCGGTTGCGTAAATATGTTTCGTGTTTCCGTCTATTTTATCCATTTCAGCTGTTTGAGCATTACTTCTTAAAATAGTTGCTAATCCAAAATTTGCAATTCCTCTTTGCCATTTACTTATTGAAAAATTAACGTCTTCATTCAATATCATATTTAGATCCGACAACTGCCATCTAAAATCCATTATCCAAACTTGCATTATGTTTCTTTTATATGGCTGTGGCATTGCTCCGCCACTATAACCTCCAAATATAATTCCTGTTTTTAAAGTCATTTCGTGTAACTTTTCAATTACTAAAATTAACCTTTCACGATTATATTGATTTAATGGTTTACTTGCAGTTAACCCACCCCCGTAATCGTCATCCAAACACACACAAATATCTCCGTTTTTTTGAGCTTCAAAAATACTTGCAACCCTACCGACTGCCGCTCCGTTTTCAATATTAGTTCCACAAAAATCTACATACGATTTGCATAATTCAGTATCATAAACTATCGCTTTGTCTTTGTAACTTTGTGCTAATTCAGAATAACAATCTGGGATTAAAACTTTATAATCAAAACCTCTTTTATCTAAATAACGAACGGTTTTATTTTTGCTTTTTTCTTGAATACTTAATACATAAAAAATCATAATTCAAAAACGCTTTCCGATAATTCAACAAAACCTCTTTCAAGTGCTTCTTTTGGTGCTAATATAATTAATCCTAAATCTTTAAAAACATCTTGTATTTTTTCGTCTTGACTTGAATAATAATCGGCTATTTTTTGAAAATTAAAATCAGTAAAAAAAGATGCTCTTGCTTTTAAAACTTCTTTTAATTCATTATCGACTTCCAATAAATTTATTTTATCAATTAAATATTTTGTTTTATCCAAATTTGCTAATTCATTTACATCAGGAACTATTTCCGATGGTGTGTAAAAAGGAATTTCAATATCGAATAAATCCTTTTCGTTCAAATCTTTTGTTATTGGAACATCCAATCCCCACGCTTCCAACTGCTCACTATCCCATTCATTCGCTAACACTTCCCAATCCCACTCACCACCGCTTGTATTGTCTTTGATTAAAAACTCCCTTTGTTTATCTTCTGAAAGGTCTGTAATGATAATAGGTATTTCTTTTATTCCAGCTTCTTTACACGCCTTATATCGCATATTTCCAC